CAGTAAACGTGCTTGCTCATGCTCCTTATAACCGTTTGCTCCTGCACCTACTACTTTTTCATTGTGTCCAGCTGTTAAAGTTACTAATTCATAAGACATTGTTCATTTCTCCTTTTATAAATAATTTTTTATAAAAAAGGAGCCCATAATGGACTCCTTTTGTTCCTATACAATTTTTTTTAGTCCATTACGACTGAGATTCGTCTTTTGTTTCTTCTGGAATTGTAACTCTAGAATTTGCCCGTTGAATCTTTGACTGAATTTCACTAGAGACATACTCAATAGCCCAATTCGGAATTAACTTGTCCCATCCTGCTCTTGTGAAATTTGCAGTCATGGAATTTAAAGTGTGATATAGTAATCCACCCCAAAATAAAAAGAACACAATATTTGGCGTGTTAAAGATTTTATCCATCAACACGCCGAATACAGGCAACATTAGCATTACAACGGTTCTAGCTAATCCTTGAAGTCCATAAACGCTGGCATATGTTCCATCTTTCTTAGATGCAACGGAACCGCTAATCCAATCGAAGGCGATAACTAAAAGCAAAGCTGACATACACATCAGGTTATACGTTGTCCCTCCATACATCCATGTCAAAAAACCACCGACTCCACCCGCTACAAATGCTGCGGAGCCGATTTTTACGTTAAATATGTCGCCAATGTTCAATATCTCTTTGTATGAAAACACTGCTATTCTCTCCCTTTTATAAAAAATAGCGCTACTTATTAGCAGCGCTTTGTTCCCCATTATTCGGTTTCTGTTGGTTGCTCTGCTGTTTCTTCAGTTGGTGTTGTCTCAATAGGAGCTTCCTCCACTGGCTGCTCTGGTATTTCCACAACGGTTTCAACTGGTTGCTCTATTACTGGATCTTCGATACCTAATTCTTTTTTTACGTCTGCTCTGAATGCTTCTGGAACTGCGTTAATATCCATAAATTTAAGTCTTACAGCTGTTACAAACATGTTATGCATTTGTTTCTCCTCCTTTAAGTGCTTCAATTTCGCTTTGCAAAGATGCGTTTTGCATCATAATTAAAGAAAGCATGTTTGCCGTGGCATTCATGCTTTCCATCATTATTGCGACTAAATTCCCCATTACCTCAATACTTGAGTTTTTCTTCAATTCTTCCACTTCTCTGTCAAAGTCTGCCCTTGTTTTGCCAAGCTTCTGGAGTGCTATTTCTAATAATTCATCTGAAATTTTTTCCATTTTATAGACCTCCTGCTTTCAGTCTTTTCATCATGTCATAAATAAGCTGTGCGTTAATGGTTATTTCTCTTCTGTTGTCTTCTGTTGCTTTGATGTTATCGTCCAATGCTGTTCTGATGCTATTTGCAAAGGTTGCTGAAGCGACCAAAGGATTAGAAGTGAATAGCCCTTTATCAAAAACGATATAGGTAACAGTGTACTCTGCTGTTGTGTCATAGTTCGCTGGATTGATTGAAATACGTTGCCTTCCATATGCGCTCGTATCATTGATAAACGTTACTCTGCTAGTAAAATCTTTTCCATTTTCGTATACCTTCAAGAAAGACTGCACTTTATTTTTCATCATACCAACCGCTAAAGCGCCAGATGTATGATTTATTTTATAGTTACCGTCGTTCGTATCTTTAATTGGATTAGCTTTCTCTCGGAATATAATTCCTGACCCCACTTCGACTTGAGTTAAGCCGTTTACAGATAAGCTTCCTTCCGATTTCACTTCTATAATGACTGGCGATGCAAGCACGTAGGAAAGCATATAGGGTGTATATCCTGTAGCTTTATTTGCTGCTACATATGCAACGGTTTGTGTCGGTGCGTCTGTCCCATCAACTATTGACTTCCAAGCAGTAGGTTTTCCGTTTGTGTCTACTGTTTTAACTTTCCAACCGTTAAAATAAGCTTTTACTTCATCGTTTGTTGGCGCATAGGTTGTAATGGTTAAACCCATTTCATCATATGGAGTCGTTAGGTAAATATCCCCTGTAGCATTTAACCCATTGTACGTATCCGCGTCATTAACAACTGAATTTATCGTCAGTAGTTTTCCATTGTACTTCGTTAAAACGCTACTCCTAGAAACTGGAGGGCTTCCAGCAAGTCCAAAAATTTTCGCTGTAACGTTACCGTTCTGTGACGAATGGTACAACCATGCTTTTGAACCATCCAGTGCAATATCCTTTTCAACGATTTTACGGATCTGCGCTTTGTTGTCTTGTTGGAAAAGTATGTCTTTCGCTGTTCCGATTGCTCCTAACTTTGTTTCTACAAACAAGTAAGATGGATTTCGTGGTACAAAAGGTTTTACCGTTCCTCCAGGTGTAAGAATTACATTATAGAAAGTCATTTTAGCGACTACGGTACCATTAGTCGCTCGGATACGCGCATAAGATGCATTTACCGGCATACGCCAAGCGCCTCGACCGTTATTTACTAACTCCTTCCCGTCCTTATCGTAAATATGCGTTGTAAAATAACCAGATGGATGGTCACAATCCCCATATAATGTATAAATTTCATTTGGTATTACTGGTATGTTTGGGCTCCAAGAATGGGCGTAATTCGAAGTTGGATTTATCTCCAATTTATACGCGTCCAGCAATACAGCTCCCTGATTTGAAACTAAACTCCATTCTGTAAACGGTGGTATAAGGTTCTCTCCTTCTGCCATGACGTAAGGATTCTGTATATGCTGAACGCCTTCCACCATTGGATAACGGCGCATAACTTCATCTTCATTCCAAGTAACTAAGGCAGCATCATAATGCTCTTTTGTTACTTCGTACAATGGTACGCGTGGCGCATGAAGTGTTGCTGTTACCTTTAACTCTATTTGTATCTCTGCGTAGTCTGGATAAATAATAGAGCTACCTCCAGCTGTCGCAGGCTCTGCATATGAAAGGAAATGTACCCATCCATCTGCTTGAATCGTCGCAGAAAGTCCTGCAGCGTCTCCAATTGTTGATTTGTTTTGTACAGGTGACGAAGATGTATTGTTAAAGCCAGCAGAATTTAATACCCACTGATTTGCCTGATAACGTGCTGTTGTTGCTTTGTATCCTGCAGGACTAGCTCCATAACCAGTCCATAAGAAGTTGATTGTACCTATGTTCTCTTTCAGCCATTGCACCTTTTGAGCTGTTGTGTTCCCTGGAATTCTGCCCAGGTTGCGTTCCACTTCTTCAATCAGATTAAAGGAGTAAAGTAGTTGTGCTATTCCCCCTACGTTTTCACAGGAAAGCGTTTGTACCTGTCCATTTAAAGAAGCAACCAAAGCATAGTTGCTACCCTCTATTTCATTAATGAAGTCTGTAGGTGGTCTTAAACTTGTAAAGCCAGCCTGCCCTCCTGCGGAGCGTTTAGCAATATGCGGATTTTCTATAGTGGACGCTGGTATTTTCCCTTCGTAGTTAGCGATCCTTGTGAGGTTCACACTGCCACTAAGTCCTGTAAACTTTTGAATACCTTTAAATCCTGTCCCGTTTACGGCAAACCAAGTTTTTTTGTCCGCTTGTAGATAGTACTTTCCAACCTCTAGTACACTGTTTTGCAATGGGATAAGCGAACGCCCTTCCATTGATAAGGATATTGGAGCATTCACATCTCCATTTAACATCTGCAAGCCTTGTGAAATAGCTTGTGTTTGTCTGTTTGAACCTTCTAACTTTTGATGAGCAAGTTCAATTCCTGCATCCATTCTATTAAGATTATTTGCGCTTACTGGAGTACCTTGTTGAAGTATCTTGGTACCGTCTAAAACGTGATCTTTCCAGCCAACCTTTGTATAATTTTGCGCCATTTATGTCACTCCCCTAAAGTTTTTTCAATGTATAACGGAAAGCCACTAAAACACCGTTAGTGGACTTTTTCTCAATGGTATCTGGCTGATCGTCAAATACTTCACCGTCCACATCAACCAATTGCCATTTAGTTATTGTCCCTGCAATAGAATCGTCTAAATAAAGATAAAAGGTGATTTGATCCCCTTCTTGATTTGTTTGGAATATTGGTGTGGTGTATGTAACATTACCAATCACATACTGGCCCTCTTTTACTAAGTTTTTAAAGAAGTTCTTAGTCTTGGTATGAGCTGTAGTTGTCAATGTCATTTTCAGTCCCCCTCTCCGGCATAAAATTGACCAGTAAGCTTATAATTGCGCGTAATTGTATTTTCATCATCTGTTAATTCAATGGATGAGGACATGGAACGTGTATATTGTTCAAATGTTTCTTTTGAACCAACAAGGAAACTCAACTTCAAATCTTCCCTCGTTTCCATATACTCGACTAAGGACATATCTTTTGTCATACCGATTTCAATGCTCTGTAGATATTCCTTTTGAATTTTTTCTAACTCCGCTTTACTACCTACAAAGAACTGCCCTGCACTTGCTAATTCCTCTTGAACAGAAGTGTAATTCTCGCTGCCAATTGTTAGACTGCTTTCAACGGAAATATGGATATCTCCCTCAAACATCTCAGTACTGCCAGTCCTAAACTTACCTACCATCAGAGAATCATTAGCCATTAAAAACTCAATGTTAGAGTAATTTGTTGGAGCACTTTCTAATTGGATGATGCTTTCGAATTCCTTTTTAATTAGTTCCACTCTTTGCTCACTATTCGCAAAGAATCCTGGATAACGGTAGGTGGAATCCACTTTATAAAAATCTTCTCTTGCCATGGTTATGGTTCCAGCCTCAATAAATCTTCCTAATGTGGAGGATTCAGGCCATTGCCCACAAAGTAAAGCACCAGTAAATGGATGGATTTCAATGTTGTTATTGCCTTCCACTGCTTGAACAGGAATATCATTTTTCCAATTAAAAAACACACGTTCGAAACGTGTGCTCTGGCGTTTAACGGTATTTACCATTCGAAACAGCTTTACAATGTCTTGTTCATTCTTTAAATATTCGTCTGCGTAGATATGAAAATGGTACGGATCTCCATCATATTCAAACCACTCTCTTACTTTTCCCTTCGAAAAGAATGGAGCAATTACGTCCTCAACGGCTGCCACCGTTCCTTTTGTCTTATGAATAGATTCAGCATTCGAAATAAGGATACGTTTTTGGTCATTGGTCATATTTACATCGTAAAATTCTGCGGCTTCTTCAAATGCCACAAAATCTAATAAATGATCCGGTATCCCCTCAAACATTTGAACCAATTGTGTTTGCGAATAAATCCTTTGAAAAATGGGAGTTAAAGCATAGGCAAGAGCTGCCATATTTTCATCTTTTTTTAGACTATCTGAAAGTAGATCTCCAATTTCAAAGTTATCTAGTGTCTTAATCATCCACCAGACCTCCATAATTGGCGTTCATAGCATTTGAATGAGCTACTTGAGTTTTGCTAAGGACAATAAATTGAGAAGGACTACTAGCAGTCACACGCACTCCTCCAGCTTCTTTAATTCTGGCAATTAACTCACTGGCATCTATCCCTCGTCCAAGTTTACTTTTCTGCCAAACTATATAATCCTCAATTGCGGCATTTATCTGCGCTCTAATGGTTGTTTCTACGCTTGATTTAGACCTTGGAATATAAAAGTCTAGCTGAATATCATAACGAACTATTTCAGGGTTTTCTATCCGTACCATATCGGTTATTGGACGGATGGTTCTCCCGTTTAATTTCTCTTCAATAGCACTTATAATGGCTGCTGTTGGCAATTCTCCATTAGCCAGTAATGGAACAACTGTTATTACACCTTCAGATGGGGAATAAACTTCCACATCGACTATATCGGAGCTTACAGACATAGCGTGATATTTATAAGCATCTTCCGGTCCTGCGGTACTATATTGAGAGTTTGACTGTCTAATCCTTTCAGCATAAGCGTCGTTGTCCTCCCAATCTAGGCCTCCATCCGATTTCGTAATATTATAAGCTTTAGTTACCCAGGGCAGATTATCGTTATCTACAATATTGGTAATCTGGTTCGGAAGATACCCGTTTCCTCTTTCACCCATTACAGAGCAAGTCAGTGGTATATCAATGTAAGTCAAGTCGGTTGATACTACATAGTCTGCCGTACTTGCAAACTCTAAGTCTCCAATAGACATTCTTGTCCCACTTGGAATGGTGAATTCTTCTACGGGATTGCATTCAAATCTAACTACTGTTTCTGAACCTCTTGGCTCTAATCGCGTAACTCCTTTTTTAACACCTAGATGATCCAAGTAATTATCCTCTGCAAAAGCTAAAAGATTCATTTTCCCTGTAAAATCTATATTATTGGCCAGCATACTGGCCATAAAGATCATTGTCTTTATAAAGTTTCTCCTTGGATCTAATTCATCCAAGACTGTACCAGTGGCGTTCTCAAAACGTGATACTACAATACTTTCCATTTCCTCTGGATTTACTTCGAAAAAATCTATATCAGGCAATCCAAATCTAGCCATTATCAAACACCACTTTCACAAACGGATAAATAATTGCTTCTTTTGGATCTTCTTGAAAAGTGACTTCTTCCACTGTAAGACCTTCAATGTTATTTTGAAGAAGCTCTATTACATCCGCTGTTGTTTGGACTTTTGCAGATTCGCTTAATTCGTCAATTGGGGGCAGCCATCCAGCTTCACGATTCATAAAGCATGTTCCTTTCATCGTAGCTAAAAGAAAAGATGCGTTTTGCAATTTAGCCTTAATACCTGTGGCTCCGAAATCAATGCTGCCAAATGGTGAAATTTGATAGGTTTCCATGCTCATCACCCTTTCTTCAATGATGTATACTTTGAAACAGCGCTGCAGTATTTTCCTCCGCCAAGATCATACCAAGGAATATCCGTTGTTTTTACTCCATATACCTTGAATTTATCCCCTTTGCGAAGAACCTTTAATATTTTCCCTTTTAGGCTTCTAGAAGCCCTACAGTTCAACATTCCTACTTTAATAGTTATGGTTCCGTATACTTTCTTTTTAGAAGCAGCCGTTTTCTTTTTAACTGGCTTTGGCTTTGGTTTTTTTATACTAACTGCTTTTATATCCTTGGAATATTCTTTTATACTTACATCCACTTTAATGCTAATGATTCTTCCCTTTCCATCAATTATGGGCTCCCCTTCATTAATGGAGGAAATATACCAATAATTCTTGGATATAGATTTTGTGCCAATAATAAAAGCTCCAGTCTTTCCACTATCTCGAAAGGACCGAAGCTTTTCTACTGCTGCAATGGGATCTACACCTAAACTTCTACTAAGATTTAGAGAGAAGGATGCGGATTCTTGACCAGGACCAATAAATTCAGATATTGGCTTTCCTTTTACATCATGTTCGCTCCACCTTGCATCTCCACTTCTTGAAAAAGTATCAAAGGTTAACACCTTTTTGGTTGATACTTCAAAAGTGATACCGCCAAAACTTCCGATTTTAGCCACGGTTTCACCACCCTTTTATATTGCTCCTAAAACATATCCGTTACCTTTCCCTAAGAAACAAACCACATAGTCGCCTTCTTTTGGAAACCAATCATCATCTCGTGTAAGAATAATCAGTTCTCTTGTAACGGTTCCGTTATCATCTCGTTTAACTTTTACTGTATTCCTACTTGGATAAACTGCTGATATTCTTCCTTCAATTAAGTTCATCAGTATCCCACCAAGCATTTCCTTAAATTTAATGTTGTTTCGGATGTATCTCCTGTCTTTCCAGAAAGAGAAGTGATGATATACTTTCCATCTAGGTTGCTAAAACCCTTTATATCAACGTTTTGGCCGGCATACAAGTTAATAATACCAGCCATTGTAATTGTCACCGTTGTTGCCTCTTTGTTCGCTTCACGCAATTTTTTTCTTGCTAATCGGAGGGCAGCAGCATCCGAATTAACTTCTTCATTTACAATTAACACTCTTCCAGTTTTTGGTGGATTAGAAGGCGTAAACGTTTGTTTATACGTTTTTTTCTTCTGAGTATCCGTATAGGTAACTTTGCAGGATTTATAGCTGCCATTTAAGGTGTCTTTATAATTCCACTTTTTGATTAGTTGATCCGTACGGTTAATGGTTGTGACAGTATCCTGTGATTCTAATTGTTCCTCATCAATGGCATATACTTTTTTATTGGCCAATTTTAAAGCCAACCCATTTTCATTGCAGAGTCGATAAAGAAATGCTCCATCTGACTCGTATTCTTGGTCCAATCTGTCAAAACTCGGATTGTCTGCAGCATCATAATAAATGCCTAAACCATTCTTTTTTGCTACATCTGTAAGTACTTTTTTTAACGTCGTCTTTTCCCATGATCTCGACTTTTTTTCTCCTTTGAGAGAAGACTCTTGAGGGATGGACGTTGATTTAATACTGACCGATGTAGGAGGACCACCGCCACTCGATTCGTCTATTTCGTAATATCCTAAATCTCGTTTACTCGTACTTGTGTTACCCCAACCAGGAGGAATAGTTAAAACAGCTTGTATAGCAGCTCCCTTTTCAGGCATCCAATTACCTAACCAAATTCTATCCTTATCCGCTAAATTAATGGTTAAATCATCAGCAGAACCGGTGAAATTATCGGTAAAAGAAAGACTCGTAACAAATGGATCAATATCTGCTGTGAATTTGTTACTGTTGTATTTAAGGTCATAGCCGATACGTCTCCCATTTGTCATCAAGAATCCTCCTCACTTGCAAATGCTATTGTTTCTTCCTCTTCTGTTTCATCGTCTAAATCTTCCTCTAACCATGTTGGACGTTGGTACTCGTATACATCCTCTAATTCAAAATCAGGAATAGTAATTTCGATTCCACTTGTGAATAAAAGGACTAACCGATATTGAGGATTTGCAGAAAGAAGCAATGGGAAGAGATATTCACTCCCCATTTGCTCTAAAGCTATTTTGTCCCATGTGTCGCCACTTACAGTTACATAAGTACTCATGACAAGCTCGTCCTATCTTTATCATTATTAATCTCAAGCAGCAACCGAATTAACATTTCTTTTAGTTCTCCTTCTGCAGTTCTTAACGCATCTAAAACTTCCTGATACAAGTTGCCGCTTTTTCCATCTACATGGATTACTGGAGAGAAATTAATATCGAATTTGTTCCCGCTGTTCCCACCATTAACTACACTGGATTTATCGCTGCCAAAACTCATGAAACTTCTCAATAATCCATCTAGCATAGATTTACTATTTGAATTTGAGTTTATTTGTGTTGCGCCTGGCAGTTTCAGCAATTCTGGACCCCGTTCTCCTGCCCAATAATAATCGGTGTTTGGAGTGGTCCCTCCTTGGTAATATCCCTTGTAACCTCCGCCACTTGCCATGGATGCAATACCAGGAGTGTTGAAGATGGAACCATATCTTGATTGCGTGTAACGAATAGACGCTACAGCGTTATGAATTGGATTCCAAATATCATTCATTCCCGCTAGCTTATAAGCGTTAAAGGTTGGATCAATGGTTTGCATTAGCCCTTTTGAAGGTATCCCTTTTTTAGCATTTGAATCCCATAAGTTTATCGCTCGTGGATTTCCTCCTGATTCTTTCATAGCCATAGTTTGCAATGGCCCTAACCAAGACATTGGAACACCTGTAACGTTAATTGCAACTGTAAGCCACTTTGTCACATCACCAGATGCTGCAGAACCACTGCCACTCCAATCGCCGAAACCAGCAATCTTTCCTTTCACAAACTCAACGGCTTTTTCCTTAACCAAATTGAAGGTTCCCTTACTTACATCATTAAAGACACCTGAAAGGGTAGGAGCAATTACTCCAAATTGTTCTAGAACTTTATCCATGAGTTTAGAAGGTTCTGAAACATAACTCCAAACATCTAAAGCAGCGTCTTTTATATCAGTGCCTTTTTCTTTCGCCCAATCCCAAGCTGCAGATCCTTTTTCTTTTACCCAACTCATCCCTTGCTGCAATGGATTTTGAACATTCCCTGACTTATAAGCTGGTATGTTGTAGTTGTTCATAATTTGCTGTGTTTCTCTATGTGGAATAACTTGTGTCCCTTTTGGTAAGTTCATAAGTGTATCGGTGCCAGGACTCATTCCGACGAATCCTGTTGGAGTCCGGAATAATTCTGGACCGCCACCATCTCCCAAAATGGCCAAACCGCCTGGATGTGATCCAGTCCCTTGTGCATATTTAGGTACTTCCCACTGATTTAAAGAAACTTCTACTCCAACCTTATCCAGCACCCAATTGATTCCTTTTATTATTCCATTGACGATACCGCCAATAGCACTCATTGTTGCGTTTGCCATTGACTTAATCCCATCTATTAATCCATTAAGAATTGCTTTTCCGGTATCATAAAGGTTTATTGCTTTAAAGAAAGCAATAATATTGTTCATGATGTTTTTTGCTGTTTCCTTAATGTTTTCCCAAGCTCCAGACCAATCTCCTTGGATCAGTGAAGTAAAGGTCTTTAGAATTCCAGTTACAAACGTTAGTCCGTTATTAATAGTCATAGAAATTAAAGGGAATACAAATTGGATTATTTTTAACAAGAATTGAATCGCCGGAACAACGATATTAGTTAAAAATAATGCTACTCCTTGAAGCAATAGAGTAATAGCTGGAATAATTAATTGGATAATACCCAAAATTACAGGGAATACAAATTGTACTATTTGCAACAAAAATTGAATGGCTGGTACCACAATATTTGTTAGCAAGAATGATACGCCTTCTAATAACAATGTGATAATTGGTAGAACTGACTGGATAATACTTAGTATCAATGGGAATGCCATCTGTACCACTTGAAGTATTAATGGCAATGCCACTTGTGCAATCAATAGGATAACAGGCACTAAATTTCCAATCAAATCAATTACTATTGGAAGAACCGCCTGGATAATTGTAAGTATTAAAGGAAAAATTAACTGTGCTCCTTGCAATAACAACGGAAGAATGGATGTTGCAATATCCACGATTACCGGAATCAATAAGCTTATTAAACTTATAATCAACGGCATACTTGATTGAATCAGTGATACGATTAACGGCAGAATAGATGATACTGCTTCTACTAATAAAGGCAACACAATACTAGCAATCTCTGATGTTAGCGAAAACCACGTAGTAAATAGGTTAACCAAAACAGGCAATAAAGTCGTTACTCCATCAATCACCATCGGAACCAAAGATGTTGCAAAACTGGAAAATAAGCCTCCAAATTCTTGGAACAGTTCACCAAATGCTCCACCTAATTCAGCAAAAGCTGGTCCTAAAGGAACAAAACTTTCAACTATTATTTGTCCTGTTTTTTCAAATTCAGGTCCTAAGGTAGCAAAAGATTTCGCTATTTCTGAAACAGCTGGCATCAGCATGGATAACAAGGTCTGGCCAACAATACCCAATACAGGGATAACTGGTGCAACGGCGCTTTTTATGGATTCAAATGAATCAACAAAAGTCCCTTTTATTAACTCCCATGAACCTACAAGAGAATTACGCACATCATCATTTGACTTTATGAGTTTATATAAAAAAGCACCAATAGAAATAACACTGGCAATCACCCAACCTACTGGACCGGTAACTCCTAAAAAGGACAACCCTAGTCTGCCTATTAAAGGCGAGAGTGTTGCTAATGTATTTCCAATGGTTGAAAAGGAGCTCTTAATATAATCAACAACACTTTTTGCAGGTCCTTGTAAACCGTTGAACCAGTTTGCAGCTGCGCTTGCTTTCGTTCCAATATAATCAATGGTTTGATCATATGCTGAACGAATGGCAGCAAACGTGGACGATGTGAAATCCAGAAATCCTTGCCATAATTGCGGTGCTAATGTAGTTACATAAGAAACGCTCGATGAAACAATTCCACGAACACTTGCAAAGGCGCTGTCCACTTTATCTCTAAAGGTATCAGACATTTTATAAGCAGCGATAAAAGCAACTATTAATCCAGCCAAAGCAGCAGCCACCAATATAAACGGATTGGCCAACATGGCTCCATTTAAAGCAACCATTGATGCTCGTATGCCAGCAATAACCCCTTTCACTCCTCCGCCAGAAAGCGTATAGGCAATCATGGCAGCACGATGAGCGTGGTATAAAACAATACTTAATCGTTGAATAGTATTGAATGCTATTTGCGCTGCAGATATCCCCATTAAAGTACCCTTATAAACTAAGAAAGAAGTAGACAATCCTAGAATGATAGGAGTGATGGTTGTCATTATGGACTTGAAACTTTGAATGGTCCCTGATAAATCATTAGCCATATAATTAGAAAAGCTATTTAAGTACGGAAGAACTTTATCTGCTATAGGTATAACAAATTCCGTTTCAAATTGCCTTCCTATGCCCTGTATGGCTTTCCCGATGGTGTCGTATTTGATTTCTCCGACTTCTTCCATCGTTTTTTTCGTCATATCAAAGGAATCCTGGACATTTCCAAGTGACAACAATGTTTTCATTTCAAGATCCTCTGCCTGTGTACCAAAAAGCGCAACAGCCATTTGTGACTGTATACTTGTATCCCCTATTTCAGAGATTTTTTGGATAACCTGTTCCATGGCATCTTTGCCTTCTAATGCCCCTGAAGAAAGAGCGTCCAGAAATTGACCGGCTCCTCCCATTGTCCATTCAATGCTCTTATAGGCTTTTTCGGAGGCTGCCCCTGAGCTTTTTAAGTCTTTCAATAGCGCAGCAGCATTTTCCCTGCCCACCTGACTTGCAAGCTCCATAAATTGCTTGGTTGCAGTTCCACCGTTCTGAAGTCGTTCCATATAGTCATCAAAACCATTAGATCTAAACAGGTAGCTCAATGCATCAGATGTTGTGGTACTGCCATCCTTTATCCGAATACCAAACTCTTTTACTACATCGCCAACCTTATCAAGATTAAATGCACCATTCTTTAAGCCGGTATTGAAGATATCGAACATCTCATTTGCGTCATAGCCAAGGGTTTTAAAGTACACAGAGTATTCGTTTGCACTGTCAAGAAGCTCTTGTGACTTGTTAAGTCCAACTTGAGCACCTTGTGCAAAAAGGTTATAGGATTGTTCGGCAGTAATACCGAAATTTTTCATCATGGTGTCACTGGCTTTAATGGATTCCGCAACATCCTCGCCAAAAACGTCTCTATATTGAATAGCGTATTTGGTTGCTGTCTCTAAGGATTGCCCCGATAGATCCGTGACTGACTTTACTTCTTGAATAGCAGCAGCTAAGTCGTTCCAATCTTCTCCAAGATTATTGTTATAAAGATTCTTGGAGATTTCCTTTATTTCTTTCATTTCTTCTGCCGTTGCACCTGTTCCAGCTTGAACTTGCTTCATGGCATTGTAATAATCATCCGCAGCATAAACAGCTGCTCCTAAACCAACTGCAACAGCTCCAATTGCTGAGCCCGCAACCAATGCTGCTTTGGATGATAGGCTCATTCCAGATTGAAGATTTTCGTTGCTATGACTTAATGCATTGGTGTGTGATTCTGTATTACTTATAGCGTTATTAGCAGTATTAAAAGCCTGGTGGAACGAAGGGTTTATGTTTCCACCAAGCTGAAAGGCTATCTGATAGGCTTGAGCGTTATTCATTTCTCATCTAACACCTCTTTAACATCTTCTATTTCTCTTAAAAGATTTAAAAAAGTAAGATTTCGGAAGTATGTTTTAGGTGTTTTCGTTGCTATTCCTAGCTTAATAAAAACTTTATTTAAAGTTTTACGGTCATAATTTTTCTTGTACTTTCCATTTTGATAGCTAATTATTCCGCTGAGTTCAAAAAACTTGTCACCGTTCTTTTTACTTTCAAGCTATCTTTTGCAGGAAGTTGGAAAAAGAATTCCTGTGGCTTGCCAGTTGCTTTTGAAGCAAGGAAAAATAAATATGTCATACTCATTTCTGGTACCATAGAAGGCTTATTTACACGTAATAACATGTTTTCAGCATCATCCAAATCTTGTCCTGTTAAATTTTCTACACCACTTAAATCAATTTGCGCATAGACTTCTCCTTCAAAAGAAAAAGTCTTGTTAAATTTAACAAGTCCTTTTTCGTTCGTTTCAGTTGTTGTTACTTCAGTATTATTTGTTGTTTTTTCTAATTGTGTCATTGTGGTTTCCTCTTTTCTTAGATTAATTTATTAATTGCGGCTAATTTATCGACTCCGTTTACTTTATAAACAGAGTTTAATTTGTCTAATTCCAATGTTGTTTTATTATCTATTTCTACTTTGATATAAAAAACTTCTAAAGTATTCTTTGATTCCATTGCAGCATTTTGTGCTAACTTCCCAAGATCAAGCGATTTCGATAAGTATTTAATCGTTATTTTTATACCAATGTAAGATAAGGCTCCATTATTGGAGTTCACTTGTTGCAAAGCAGCTCTTAAGATTAACGATCTTCCTGCGTAATCAGCAAAAGAGAACGTCTTATCTAAAAGCGTTCTCCAAGGAATTTCTATTGCCATGCTTCCGAAATGTCCAACGTTTGGAGTTTCGATTTCCCCAAGAATGCCAGCACCACTAATAGTGGATGTCATTGCTTCTAAGGTTGGTAGGGTTATTTCACCTGAAATCCCTAATTGTTTATTTTTATCGTCGTAAACGTTACAGTTGGCAACTTTATCAGGTATTATCAACTTTAAGCACCTCCAAATAGGCTGTTAACCATGAATGTTGGATCAAATTCAAGAGTATTTACAATTTGCTCTGCAGGTGTATAACCACCGATTTTTGTAAGGAATTGAATTTTACCGTTTAAAATATCATTTTGAGGATTGTCTTCCTCTCTAAACTCGATACTTGCACCAGCAATATATCCTGCAGCAACTAAGCCGTTTGCTCGAATATTTTCACTGTCCACAATACTTTCAATTAATCGAGTGCTTGTTAAATCATCAACATCATTCCAGAAAGTAACTACAAAGCTATTCCCCCACCAGTTCATTACTCTTCTCAAGTTAATGTAACGGTCTTTAGGATCTGTAGTGCCTGGATAAGCTGCGGTATTGTTACCCCAAACTCTCCAACCACCCCAATTAATAAAGGTTACTATTCCTTGTCCATTTAAATAGTTAGCTTGAACTGGATCTAAATAAACCTCTGTTCCGTTTGCTAAGCAAGTACCACTAATGGCAACAGTTTTATTGGATGGTGATTTTGCTGGAACATCTTCTGTTGTTGCATCTAATGCTTTAAGCGAAGCAGCATAAATGGAACTGGCGTGAAAAACTTTCGTTCCCACTTTCACTTTTGGCCATAATGCTACACTTCTTGAATTTGTGTATCCATTGTCATTTTTCCAAGTTGGTACATCCTCATATTTTGCCACTGTAGTAGAATCAACATCGGCTGCAATGTCAGCATTAAAGCTGCCATTAATCTTTTGAACCTTAGCAACCATGACTGCATATACATCTGGATATTGAGAAAATCCCGGAGCAATTAGCAACCCTGGAATAACCCCTAATCTTGGGTACACTTGTTGAAGTAATTCAAGGCCTTTATATTTACCAGATGCGTTATCATATCCCCCGATAATGTCTGCTTTTGTTACTTTTGTAGCGTCGACTTTATCGTAAGTTACCTTTGCTGCACTTGCAGAACCAATTGTGCCACCTGTTAAAACAGTAATAGCTGGTTTGTCCGCAGCATTAAAACTGATTGTGTAATCAACATCTTTAACAAATGTTTTCGTGCCATCAGAGCTTTTAATTTTAACGGTACTTAACAAGACACCCTCGTCATTGATAACAGCTGCTCCCTTTGAGATAACTAGTGCTGCATCAGTAACAGCCGTTTTATGAACTGTTGGATCAAGTACATTTATAAAAACAACTGGACCAACGGAAGCAAACTGCAAAGCAGCATACATCGCCTCACAAATCGTGTACTTACTGTAATTTTCGCTATAACCTAATTTGGATTCCGCTTCTCCAAATGTGTTGGCTAGAATCGGCACATTAGTAACAGCATATGGATCTGCAGCCAAATGAATAGGTGCAACACCAGCAACAACTAAAACGCCTCCTATATTCTGCACAGGAGGCGTTACGGAAGTTTGATTTTCTCTTATATTGATTCCATGTTCATATGCCATGAATTAAACAACCTCCTTGTAAAACGCTACAATTTTTTCGTACATTACATAGTCCTTTGTTCCTTTTATAGAAAGATTACTAGTTGCCTCTGCTAGATTGCTAACTGGAACCATTAATTCTTGAATGAAAGGACATTTTTCGATTTCCGCTTTTACTTGGATAGGAAAACCATCGGTAAAAGTAGCATGTTGCTGCAAGGTGTTACCTGGAAGACTTGGCCCAATATAAATAAGTGTCTGCACTGTTTCTGCTTTTCTTACTTCGTGAATATCTATATGGACCTCTTCAGTTACGGTTACTTTTTCTTGTTCAGCTTCCGTGTTAATTACTTCATCGACTTCAGCTTTTTTTCGTGGCGTTGTCATATTAATTTGTTCACTTCCTCATCGGATATTTGTATAGAGTCTTTAAATTGCAGTAACAAGGCTCCGAAATAAAATGGATGTGTATCCTCATCGTGTAGTTTCCACCTTGGAGGAACTGGTAAGGAATATTGTTGTTTCATTAACCGATTTTTAGATAAATCCATTGTGATTTTTCTAAGAATCGCTGTTACATCCTTATATCCACTTCTATTTTCGGAATCATCATGTACACCTACAATGACATTTACTGTGATAATTTGGGGATCTTCCCATTCTTCCTGGATGCCTTCGAATAATTGAACAACAATTGCCGGATAAAAGGCGAAACTGTTATCCTCTTCTGCAAATTCATCATGTGGATTTTCATTTCGTTTTGGAATAGGTAAATGTTGCTCGTAGACTTTTACAGGAACCCTTTCTCCGTTTTGACCGTTGAAAAATTGTCCCTCAAATACCTTTTCAAACCGTTTAATTAATTCGCTTTGTAATTTATCTGGTATCATGCTATTCCCTATCCTCTGTCTAAAACTCTGGAAATCTCATAATCTACACGACTTAGAAACGTTTCATAGCCTGTACGATTAATTTTATTTCGAACCTCTTCATTACCAATCATTTGTGGAACGGAAGGTCCCATTACCCTAGAAACAGGTAATCGTTTTTTGCCTTCCCGTCTAAATACTTTAACGCCATTGATATTTACAACGAATGGTCCTTTTACCGCTCTTAAGCTGTTCTCTTTTTTAACTGCAATTTTAATTGGCTTTTTTCGCCTTGGCTGAACAGTTCTAGGAGACACCTTAAACCGATCAATAGGAATTACTTGACCTCTCGAAGTTACAATGGCGGACAAAGTAGATTTGGATGCCCTTGTCTTACTCAAGGTATTTCGGACATCTCCAGCCTTGATATTATATTCTTGCCTTACTTCTCGTGTAATGCTCGCTGCCACCGTGGTCATTGCTCTATTTAGCGCCTTTGTCACGACATCAGGAGCCTTTCTTTGAAAAGTTCCAAGTCTGTTTTGGACATTGTGTAATAAGGTTGGATCAATGCTGACTGATACAGGCATTACTGATTCCTCCCCACCGTAATTACATACATTTCATCTTCACTAGAAACACTCATGACACGGAATTTTCGTTCTCCTAGCTGTAATTGTTGATTAGCCATAGGTCTGAAATTCAGTTCCATTTTAGGAACATAGAAAAGGATTTCTGCATTTTGAAGACCTTCTCCATCATTTCCAAACTGTTTTTTTATAAGTTGTTCGGGATCTCTAATAATAGTGACTTCTTTTCCTTCAATTAGAAGCTTTTCTGCAAACTCATTGGCATTAAAAAAGGTGTCTTTTATATCTTTAGCAAGGAAATCTTGGAAATTACTCATTAAAGTTATCTGGAAGATCTAATACTTCCTCTGCTTTTCCTTCTGCAATGATTAAAGCAATGAGATCATCTTTTTTTTGGTCGATTGCTGGAACTAAAATACCTACTTCCATAGCAGCTTCCTTTAAAATGTCTTTATTGAATTTGTTATACAAAAGCTTATGAACATCCTTGCCAGTTTCTTCAGGATCAACCAATTCTGAATCATCAGGAGGTGTTAGTTGTTCACCTTCTTTTCCTTCATTTAGGTCAACTACATCTTTTTTCTCAATAAAAAAAGCAGCTCCGCAGTTTACTAAACGCTTTGCTACATCCTCTGGAATATTTGCTTGCTCCCCTGGCGTAAATCGTTTGCCGTTACAACGACATTTCAATTTAAATTCAACCAACATAATTACACCACCTGTGCAACGAACCACTCGTCCGCATCGTTTGGCTTTGGAACAGGTCTACTTGCTAAACGAATCATTCTAGCCTCTGCGTTTACATCAGCCCATGATCTAGGAATAATTTTTCCATCATACGTAATAAATTGCTCTGAGCTTTCCATTTGAGTAATGGCACCATACAAAGTTTCTCCAAGGTTTGCTCTAGCAAGAACTACTGTATTTGCCGGAATAAATGGTTTTAACACATTATCATCATCTAAATACCAGGAATCATATGTGTAAATATCCAAGTTCAACTCGGCGATTCGGCCGATGTAACTTACGCCTTCACCTTTATAAACAGGCTTATATTCGATATTGTTCATGTTTCTAATATCCATTAGCTTCTGGATATTAGCATCATTACGGAATGCCTTCAGTGCATCTCTACCCATGATAACCATATCAACATTGATGTCAGTTTTTTTCGTAATTTCAAGTTTCCAGTTTTCTAAGTCCTCGTAAATATTTCCGCCTTGCCCCCAACGATCGGAACCTTCTAATATTTCTTTATTAGTAAAGTTAAAGTCCAACTCCTGAGTTACAAAGTCCTTATCACTCCGGTCAATAAAACCTTTCATAACTACTTTCCCATAAAGCAATGCTTGCGCAGACATCCATTCTTGTCTTCTGGTAATCATAGCTGTAAGTTCTTTAATGTCTTTTCCCAAAAGTTCCACTTGTCTTTGCTGCGGTGTTTTACTGCTGACAATATTTTCTCCTAATCCTCTAATAACAAGATCATCAACTGTTATGACTCTTTGAGGCGCAATTTTAGGAGCAAGATATCTTTCTGTTTTATATCCTTCTCTGGTCATTGTAATACCACCGACTCTTGGAGCAACAAACGGTGCCATTTTCCTTTTTCCTTTTGTGAAATCAAGTAATACTTCTTCTGTTACAAAAGTTTCTCCATCTGGAAAAAACGTGTTTTTAAGAAAGCTTGTTGGAGCAATCATTTTTTGAATTGCTGGCAACATAGTTATTGTTTGATATAATTTTAAATTCACTTTAAATCCTCCAATTTTATAGGTTTTCTGTTAGATAGATACCTAGTGTTCTGAGTGTTTTTTCATGTTTAGCAGCTGTATCTGTTCCCCCAAAAATTAAAGCTTTACGATTGAAAAGACCAGAACTATAAGCAGTAGAAACCACTGCGATTGTTGTATCAACATCGTCTGTTATTATGCAATCTGCTGCCTCCATTCCTCCAGTTTTAGTGCTGTCTACCTTAACAGCTAATCCAGTTGCTGTTTCAATAGCTAAAACTGTTCCACGAAGCAAAACTCCTTGTCCAGCCTTAAGCTGAACTGATTTCTTATTAACTGGAACGGTTGTGCCAGCAAATAAATTGTCAAATTCAACTTCTCCAATAACTTCATTCATTTTCATGATTGCAGAGCACCTCCTAATTGATTCGTTAACTCATTTTCTTGTTCATCTTTTGTGCCATTAAGTACGGAAAGTAACGCATTAGTATCTGTAGCTGTTCCATTATTTGATGCTGGTGCATCGCCACCAGGAATGTCATTAATTATTTGAGCATCTTTTTGAACATTGTTTAAATAATTAGTTCCTCTTTCTTTTTCTGCTTTAATAATTTGGACTGCAAGAGCACTTGCTTCGATTTTCTCTTCAAATTTTGCTTTATTTATTAAAGCTTCATTACCTGGCATTTGAAGTTCCTCAATCTCCTTAATTCGATTGTTTTCTGCTGTGATTCCCTCTTCAAATCCAATGTTTTTTACTTGGTTGAATAGTTCGGGATGATCGTTTTTCAACGTTTCCAAATTCATAACTTTTGGTTCCTCCTGAATTTCAGTGTTTTGAGTTGATTTAGTAGCATTTAATACCATGTTACTTGGTATTTCCGGCTGCCTTCCTGAACCCATTTGATTTCTAATTGTATCTATGACCTCTTGTGGCAACATACCTCCATCTGCAGCTACAGATGCAACAATGCTTGTACTAGAATTTTCAAACATAATTTCATCAATTAAATGTAAATCTAGTGCCTGTTTTGGCTTTAACCATGTTTCTTCGTCCATTAGGGCCAAAAGCTCATCATATGATTTTCCGCTTTTCAGGTTATACGCACTGGCTATTGTTTCGTTTACTGTTTTTAAAAAATCAGCAGCCTTATTCATATCTCTATAATCACCTTGTGCCCTCATGGCTGAGTTATGAATCATTAATTGCGCTGTAGGTGCCATTAGAACTTTATCACCAGCCATAGCAATAACTGACGCTGCACTTGCTGCTAATCCCAATATCTTTACTGTTACATTGTTCGGATGTGCTTTAAGCAAGGCGTATATTTCAGATGCATCAAAGACCGAACCGCCACCGCTATTTATTTCTACTGTTACCTCATCACTATCTACAATGCTTTCTAAAGCATCATTGATTTTTTTAGGGCTAGTTGCTTCAATTCCGAACCAATCATAGATCCACTGGTCATTGCTTGAAATTATTGGACCTCTTACGCTAATTTTCACTCTTCCACCTCCTTCTCGTCCTCAGTTTTTTTGGTTGGTTCTGATTCTTCCTCTTGAATTAAGCCAGCTTCTTTTCTTGCTTTCTCTTCCAACGATCTTAACTGATTATTCTTGAAGAAGTTTCCATTACCCATAGCAACGGTTTCCTGAGAACGTGTAGAGAATCCATTTGCCACCCGCTTCTCTGCTGCGTTCACCTCCTTCAAAGGATCTAATTGCCCTTGAGATGGTCCATTCCATTCCGCTCCGCAATATGCCTTTCTTGCCATCGGATCAGTAAAGAAGCCAGGTGCATATATTCTTCCTTTTGCTATTCCTTCTGCAAGAAACTCCTCATAAGTAGGCTGGCAAAATCCATTTGCAAGCCAATCTCGTCGCATTTTAAACATTTTCCATGCTTCTAACAGCGCCCCTCTCGATGCTGAATAAGAAGATGTAAAGTTCTTTAGAAGCAATTCATAAGGAATTTCTAATGCTGCTCCTATCTGTCTGCATATAGAAGTGACAAACCCATCATAATTTGGGTTTGGTCTGCCTGGATTAGACTCTTGAATCTTTTCATTTTCACCTAAAAAATGGACACTCCCATTACCTAGTTCGATAGTGGAATTGTCCTCTTCGTCAATCATATCCTCTGAATCTAAAGGGCTAAACGTATTATCACCTTTTCCGGTTTCCGTTGTAACAAATACCGAATACATACCGTTAATAACAGCAGCCATTAATTCGGCTTCGGAATATCTAGCTAATTGCTTTAAACTTTCAATGACAGGAGCAAGCACTGGAACGCCTCGTCTCTGCTCTGGTCTTTCACTTTCCATCAAATGAATAACATTTATTCTTCCAGAAGCAGCACCAAATTTCGGTATTCTGTTCCATTTATTGATTGCCGCAGTGGATGAATAAGGATGTTTATCCGCTATATGATAAGCAACTACTTCTCCCATGCCGTTTATTTCTACGCCATTAATAATCTTATCGTCCTTAGCAATGGCATCATATGGAGTACAAACTCTATCTGCTTCTATAAGTTTTATTCGCAAGTCATAGGGCATTCCGGTTCTTGGCATCATAGGAAGGAGCGCCACGCAATCCCCACTCATTAACCAAGAAAGAAAGGCAAGTTGTTGTAATTCATAAAAGTTATTCATTCTTTGAGCATCACAATTAATGGAGTCTGCCCATAAAGCGAACTCTCTTTCCACTTTGGTTTCCCACGCATCTGCCTCTTCAACTGTCATATTTAAATAATCAGCATCTATTTGTGCGTTTAGCCTTAATCCTGCTCCAACAACGTTTGTACGCATTGTTTTTAAAGCGCCTGTTGCAATTGGAGCACCCATATATAAATCTCTGGAACGTTCTCTTAAAGTATCAATGTTGTACTCAATGTCCTCTATTACCGAACCAGTGCTTGTCAACCATCCTTGCAAAGCTTTCTTTTTTGCGCTGGCACCATGGTTGTCATATCCACTATTGATGATTTCTATTTTCTTTTTGGCATGCATTCGATTTAGTCCGGCTTTTGGGCTAAAAAAGGATATTGTTTTATCTAAAAAATTCATAAGCTATCACCCTTTATAAATCTCTTGGCATAAACCTCATGGCCCTTCTGCCTCTGCCAGTTGCTTTTGCTTCTAGTTTTGCAATTTCGTTTTTCCAATAAATAATTGATTTTCTAATTTCCGTTAGATTGGCTCTTGTTAATGACCTTGTACCGACACTATAACTTTGACCTGTAGTTACTGCTGATTCTGCAGAAAGCCAATCGTAATACATCTTTCTGGCAATTTCTAAATCGGTCATTCCTTCCATTATTGCACCCCTTTAGACACTGTTCTCCGTTTTCGTTTCTTACTCGTGCCTGTATTTCCGGCAGCATATTCTTTTTCCAAGTCAGGATTAATGATCTCTAAAGCAGCTGTATTATAAACTCTTAAATCCAATGGCTCATTTCGTGCTCTAACTTTCTTCCAAACTTGATACGGAACTCCTTGCTCATACCTTGTTACCAGTTTTTCAGCTGTTAATCCTTTAAAGTAGTCTGCGTTATATCCTCTTCCTTTTGGAAAATGACAATAGTTAGGACCGAAGTCTTCCATCTGAAGACTGGACATCACTCTTGATTTACCTTCATTAACTCCTAAATGTACTAGCAAAGTTTTGGAAGGTTTCTGTCTACTTGTACCAGCAACTAAAGGATCGTACTCGCCTTTTCCGGTTGATTTACCTTTAATAGCATATATCCGTCTAGCCTCTCTTTGCTTGGTAAACTTGTAAACTTCTTGAGTATAGTGTCCTCCACTATCCATACAGGTACACATAATTGCAAATCGTTTTCCATTTGCTTTGCTCCAAGTCCTGGATAAGAAGGTATCTAACTCGTCCCATATATCTTGTTGTTTTAAATCACCATATATTACTTGATATTGGATTCCCCAAGATTCCTTCCCTGTTCCCCATCCAACCACTTCAATTTCAAAACGATCATCTTGCGTATCAACTGAAGCCGTTAAAATTTTCACATCGTCTGGAACTTCTATTCCTTCTCCATAGTCTTCAACGCGTTTCATTAAATCGTCGTCTTCAAGCTGCTGTCCTTCTTCCTCCCACGTTTCACCTAAACTCGTATTCACCCAAACTTTCATTGCTTCTGGTCCTTTTTCCTTTGCTTTAAGGAAATCATCCACAATTTCTTTCCATTTTCTCCATGGGCTTAATAATTCATTCAAATGAAATCCTCTGAAAGAAGCGTCAGGTTCGCTAGCTATCCAATGTCCTGGTTGTTTCTTCCACTCATATTCTGTATGCATTGCTCCACATTCTTTGCAGGCATGGGTAACCGGCTGGTCTAAATCATTTTTATCAAACACTACTTGAGCCCAACTCAAAGGCTGTAGTCCTTCGCATGATGGGCATGGTAAGTGATAGTACTCTTTTGTACTAAATTCAAATTCAGCCTCAATTCTAGAAGCTCCTTTGACTGTCGGTGTAGAAACAAAAACTTTTTTTCTGTTATAAAAGTTACTCGTTCTCTTTTCAGCCAGTGAAAGTGGATCTCCTTCTGCTCCAGCAGATACTGGAAAACGGTCTACTTCATCTGCTAATAATATTCGAATAGACCGACCTGCTAAATCACTGGCTGTATTTGCACCAATCAACGCTATATATCCACCAGGGAAGGATTTTTCAAGAGTTGTATTCCCTCCATCCCTTGATTTAACATCTGCAACTTTCCCCCTAATTGCTGGAGTATCCCTAATCATTGGAGCTAACCGTTGTTTGGAAAAACTTTTAGCCAATTTTTCGGTGGGTTGCATTAATAAAATTGGAGATGGATCTTGAGCAATATGATAACCTGTCATGTTTAAAAGGAATTCAGTTTTTCCGACCTGACTTGAGGACATAATTACAACTTTTTCACAATCAGGATCATTTATGGAATCCATAATGCCTCTTTGATAAGGTGCTCTATCTGTTCTCCATTGTCCTGGCTCGGCAGACCCTTCACTTGATAATTTTCTATAATTGTCCGCCCATTGGCTGACCGTTAATTCTGGAGGAGGCTCTAAAATATCCGCTGCTAATTGCTGAAAGAGTGCCAGTGTTTTTTTATAATCTGAGTTGGTTGACACGGTGATCACTCATTTCGTTGTCCTCGTCTTCATCCTCCTCATTCAAGAACATTTTATCTTTACTAATTTCATAGAAAGCAGTAGGATCATAATCCTTTAATTCCGTAAGCAATTCGATAATGGATATCTTTAGAATATCTTTAATCGCTTGAATGTCTTCTATCATGATTAATTGAGGAGCAACTTTTGTTGGAAGAGAAAGTGATCTTTGCCTAAATGCCATAAGCATATCGTTCATAATTCTTTTTACATCTTCTGAACGATGCAGCTCTCCTTTAATAATCTGGACTTCTAATTGAGTCTTTTCTTTTTTTGCTCTTGTCCAAAGAGCTTGCTCTA